AATTACCGCTCATTCTGGAAGCAATGCAACTGAAGCTATGGTTACGGATAATCGAGACATATATTTATATGGGTCATTAATGGAGGCAGAGCCTTTTATAATGAACGATCAAAGGGTCGGGCTGTGGGCGCAGGGATTTCAACAGGCTGTTGCTGATTTACAGGAACAAGATAACAAGGATCGTCACTCAGGTTCTGCCCTTAGAGTGATGAATACGAGTGGCTACTATTGACCGCCCCCATTACATGGGCTGAAGCTACCACTCCAATACTTTGGAGTAACATTGGAATAGATTGGGATACTCCAGCGGTGACAGGTGCTTCTACGTTTGCCGCAAGCAACGGATATACATCGTCTAGTGCTGGCGCACTTGTTAATTCTATAGCCTATGCGTTGAATTCGGGTTTTACAGATTCTGGTGTTTTGGAGTTAGCTAGTTCTGCGACATTCTCAACTCAAGGTAGTTTTGCAGGCATAGGTGGTTATGATTTTTACAACACGATCTCTTTTGGTACATCAGGGGGATATACAAGTAGTTCGGCCCATGATTCAACTGCTTCTGCATTGCTTGCTACGAGTGCGGGATTTACTAATACATCTCAATCTGCATCGGTAGCTTCAGCATCTTATACTGCTTCTGCTGGGTACACCTCCTCAGGAGCAGCCAACTATCTTTTAGCGGGCACTTTTGGAGTTACATCTGGTTTAACCAGCAATAGTGTATTAAACGCTACCGGGCTACCGACATTTGCAGTTACTGGTGGCCTTACAAGTAGCACAGCATGGGACAGCGTTGCGACAGCAACATTTGCCACCACTATGGACGATGTGAATACTTCCTCATTAGGCGCTTTAGAAAGTATCACTATTCCAGCTAACCTGACATTTAGAAATGACGATGGTTTGCTTTGGAGTGCGGTTAGTGATGTCACAACAGTTTGGACAAAGGTAGATTACCCAAATTGATAGATTTTAACCAGACCTTAACAGCCCACGGAGGCTTACAAATGAAAGAGAAAAACGAGTTTAACCTCGGCCTCAAAAACATTTGGGAAGTAGTTTGCTACGACTCAAATGGGGCCGAAAAATGGAGAGAGAAGAATAAGAACCTCATCACTACAGAAGGGCTGAACCATATATTAGCCACTGAACTTGATGGCGGAACCCAGGTAACCGCATGGTATGTTGGACTTGCTGGCGCAGGAACAAAAGCTGCCGCTGACGTAATGAATTCACACAGTGGTTGGGCAGTAGTTCCCAACTATACTGAAAGTGTTCGACAAACCCTTACGTTGGGTACAGCTTCTAGTGGGAGTATTGACAACTCGTCAAATAAGGCAGTTTTTAGCATAAACGGAACTGTCACGGTTGCTGGAGCGTTTATAACGTCTGTCAACACCAAGTCTGGAACCACTGGGGTTCTATATGGGGTTGTTGATTTTGCTTCCTCAAGAGCGGTTATTTCTGGTGACACTCTAACGGTCACAGTTACATTAACTGCTGCTTCTGCTTAATAGGAGGTTGGTATGGCTTTAGAAAGTGCTAGTTGGATCACACAACTTGTTGCTGCGAATCCTGTGGTGGGCGACCCGGTTGGGGAGGGAGACGATCATTTGAGAATGTTAAAAACTGTTCTCAAAAATAGTTTCCCCTCTAGTTCTATTACTGCAATTATGCCTAATATGTCTGGAAACGGAGGTAAGTTATTGGGTACAGACGGCACCGATGCCGCATGGGTAAATGATAATGCGGTTGCGATGGCGATTGCTTTAGGAGGATGAGATGGCAAATACATTTATAAACAAAGGAGCGGCTTTGGTTACGGGAGGTACAGATGTTTATACCTGCCCTGGTGGTACTGCCGCTATCGTAAACGCCATCTATGTAAGCAACATAGACGGCACTAATAGTGCAGACGTAAATATAAAAGCGACTATTGATGGTGGCTCAACTTATATGCACATCGCTAAAACTATCCCGGTTCCGGCAGATTCTACGCTTGTACTTACTAAACCCGTAAACCTCGCGGCGGCGGATAAAATTCATTTTACCGCTAGTGTTAATAGCGACCTCGAGTGTTTTCTAAGTATACTGGAGATAACGTAATGCCATATTTAGGAAAAGTAGTTCCGATTGCGAATACATCAGATATTGCTGATAGTGCAGTAACATCTGCAAAGATAGCGGATGATGCCATAATCACCGCGAAGGTTTTAGACCGCCAAGTTACTGGTGCTAAAATTGCAGAAGCCACTATTGGTAGTTTTGAAATCGCAAATGGTGCGATTGTTGATGCAGATGTAAACGCAAGTGCAGCTATAGATGCAACGAAGGTTGCTAATGGCTCTGTAACAAGCACTGAGTTTCAGTACATCAACACATTGTCATCAAATGCCCAGACACAGATAAGCAATACCGTTACTGTTGCAAACGCAGCACTGCCCAAGGCTGGTGGAACGATGACTGGCGAAACGGTTTTTGCAGATCAACTGGCAACAAGACCGGAGTTAAAAGATTATTCTGAAACTAAAACTGCTTTATCTGCGGCGGCTTCTGTAACTATTGACTTAACAACAGGTAATGTATTTACTTTAACACCGGATCAGAATACTACTTTTGTTTTTAGTAACCCTTCTCCCACTGGAAAATCATGTGCTTTTACTTTAGTGTGGACTCAGGACGGTTCAGATAGAACTATCGCATGGCCCGCTAGTGTTGATTGGGCTGGTGGTTCTGCGCCAGATGTGACAAGTGGTTCTGGAAAAGTAGATATCTACGCATTTTTTACAATGGATGCAGGAACAATCTGGTATGGGTTTCAGCCCGGCGCTGATATGGGTTAAGGAGAAATAGGATGCCTTTAGGAACATTCAAAGCCGCGATACTGGGATCAGGAGGAGGATCATTTAGTGCAACTGGTGGAACGGTGTCTTATTCTGGTATTTATACAATACATACTTTCACCAGTTCCGGTGATTTTGTCGTAGAAGGCGCTAGTGGAGCAGTTGATCTTTTTATTCTTGCCGGTGGTGGTACTGGCGGCTTCTCAAGTGCGCCCGGTGGCAAGGGTGGTGGTGCTGGTGGTTTCGCGTATCGCCCCGCTTATACCGTTACGGTAGCTACCCATGCTATTGTTATTGGAGCTGGTGGTTCAGCATCAGGCGGCGGCTCTTCTCCAGTTGAGCAAAATGGCAACCACACTACTTTTAGCAATCCTACTCTTACTTCATACAAAGGACAGTCACCAGACCCGCCAAGCCTAGTCGGTAGTTTTGGTTCTGGTGGTGGTAACAGCAGGACTGACCAAACACTCAATCAAGGAAACAGAGGAGCTACATGGGGGTATGCTGGTGGCGGTGCGGCTGAGGCTGGCGCAACAGATGGAGCTGGGTCTGGCGGTGATGGTTACACAGAAGGGACAAGCGCAGTATACGATTGGACGAAAGACGATACTTCTTCTACTGCGACTTTTGATGTGAATGGCACTGGAAACTCTTACGGTGGTGGCGGTGCGGGCAACGGTGGCACTGCAGGGCTAGGAGGAGGCGGATACGCCTCAGTGGGAGGTGGATCAGGTGGAGCAGGGGCTGGGGGTACTGGCGGTGGCGGAGGCGGAGGCGATGATGGCGGCGGCGGAATGAACAGAGGTGGTCATGGCGGTTCAGGTATTGTTATTATTAGATACCCAACATAAGGAAAATATAAATGGCTCATTTTGCAGAATTAGATGAAAATAATGTCGTGCTTCGGGTAGTTGTCGTAAATGATGACTATGAAGCAGATGGAGAAAATTGGTGTAGGCAATTTTTTGGCACTGATAATTGGAAACAAACTTCTTATAATACCCAAGCTGGGGTTCATTACGCGCCTAATTCCTCTGATCCCGACGGGGGTGTAGCACTTAGAAAAAATTATGCTGGTGTAGGATTTACTTATAATCCTACATTAGATGGTTTTATTCCACCAAAACCATTTAATTCTTGGGTTTTGAATGAAGACACTTGTTGTTGGGAATCTCCAACCCCTCGTTCATATGGAACAGGATATAGTTGGAATGAAGAAACAACATCGTGGGTAAAGGAGTAACTTAATGGCACTAGAAAGCGCATCATTTATCAGCGGACTCG